TAGGCTATACTGCCCAGAGATGGTATTTAATGAATAAAGAAAAATGATAGACAGAGTTACAAAGAATTGGAAAACTACGGCAGTAGGTGCAGTATTATTCGCAGCAGGTATTACATTAGTGGCTATGGAGAAAGCGAGTCTCACAGAGGCAGGAACTTTCTTTGGTGTAGCGTTTGTATTATTCTTTTCTAAAGACAAAATGAATGGATGATTTTGGTAATGGGTTTGAGGACTTTGTAGATGAATTAACGAATATGGAGCAACCTAGTTGCAACATTGATAACCCTGAAGATTGCGAAGCATGTGGATCGTAATAAGAGCAGTTCTAATAGGGCTGCTTTTTTGGTCTTGTGGTGCGAAGTATCACCTAAATCGTGCGATTGCAAAAGATCCTCAGATCCTAGATTCAGTTGCCCTGAAAGTGGATACTCTAATCATAACTCAAAAAGAAGAGGTTAGAGACACTTTAATTCTTCAGAAGATAGATACTATTACTTTAGAGAGAAATGGCATTAGAATTGATCTGAGAAGGGTATATGATACTATAGAGGTAGATGTTGAATGTCCTAGTGATACTATCAGGATCCAGAAGGAGATCAGAGTACCTCAACTTATCTATCAGGAAAAGAACTTTGATAGGAAATATCTATATATCTTGATTATCTCAATAATCCTTTATACCTTCGGTCTTATTAAGTTACTTAAGTAATTATATTATATATATTATATATTACTCTGAAAGAGTAACTAACTATAATACTATAATATACTCTCTTACAGAGAGAAACTATGACTAGAAGACAGAAGAGTATAGCTATAGAGATGGGTAAGTTAGAGGATGATTACAATAATCACTTCTTATCTCATTTTGGATTCCATGATGAACAGAGATCTGATCATTCTAATTTCTGGAAGTATTATCAAACAGAGCAGAGCGTATGACAATGAGAGAAGCACAGACTTTAGCAGTTAGCCTTAATGATAAGGGATATACTGCTTGGGCAGTTCAAGGGTTTAGCGTTAAGCTAACAATCAAGGGAGTAGTATACGAAATAAAAGAAGCAGATGAGAGATCCTAACATTGATAAATATCTTCATGAGATGGCTATGTTATATCAGAACTTAGGTCTAGAATCAACTCCTGAAGAAAGGATCTATGCTAAGGAAGAAGAGAGAAGATACTTAGGTAGAATAGCAGAGATTGATTCAGAGTATGCTGAGAGATTAGGATATGACTGATCACACTAAAATAGAGATAATATTAGGCAAGATACCTAGCCTTAATAAATTCTACTCTTCACCTCATTGGACATTCAGATCCAGAGAGAAGACTAAATGGAAGGAGATCATTTCTGATCAGTTAGATTATGACTTTCAATTTGAGTATTGCGTAATTACTGCAAAGGTCAATTATAGATATGATCTAGACAATTGCATAATGGCTATCAAGTTCACTCAGGATGCATTAGTAGATGCAGGAATGATAGCAGATGATAATAAGAAGTTCATCAAGTCAGTCAGGATAGAACCTGCTACAGACATCCCTAAGGATACATCAGTGATCCAGATAGAGGGAAAAATAATTCACAAACTTTTTTAATAATTCTTTGTAGTCTCAGATTTTATTCTTTTCTTTGAAGTATCAAAAGAGAGAGAGATATGAAAACTACTAAGATCAGAAAAGGAGAATACCAAATCACAATCGGAGGCAAAACTTTAGATTTAATCAATGACATATGCATTGATACAGGCAAAAATCAAGGTTGGAATTTATACAATGAGGATGGTGAATGGATGGGATCCTCTAATACTAAGAAGAAATTAGTACAATCATTAAAAAACCAATAATGAAAGATTGGCAAAAACAGATCTTAGATAGAGAAGGATTTAAAAAGAGAGATATGAATACAGAGAACATTTATCAGATCATTGATGATCTAGAAGGATTCGCAGAGAGAGTAGGAAGCGAATGGATGAAAGAAAGACTAGCAATGCTAGAGGTGCACATTATTAATCAATCAAGTAAATAATCATGAAGAAAGCAAAAGTAGTTGCGGTTAATCCGCAGGGAGATTATCAGTTAAAGGATGGAAGAACTTTATACAAGTTCGCTTTAACATTTGACAATGGAGATTCAGGAGAATACTCTTCAGTTAAACCAGATCAGACTAAGTTCGTAGTTGGTATGGAAGCAGAGTATGAATTGAATGCTACTCAATATGGTAATCGCATCAAGCCTGTTTACAATCAGGGCGGTGGTTTCTCAGGTGGTGGATATTCTGGAGGTAGCTACTCTTCAGGAGGAGACACTAAGCAGAAGATGATTGTAAAGCAATCCTGTTTAAAAGCAGCAGTTGATCTCTTAAAAGACAAAGGTGCTAAGAGCACAGATGTTCTAAAGGTAGCAGACTCATTTGTGAGTTGGGTTATGGAAGATGATAAGAAGGAGACTACATATGATAATCACTTCTCTTCCAGAGAGGAAAAGATAGAGGTAGCAAATGCTATCGTAAACGGACAAGCAACAGATGATAACTTACCATTCTAGTTGATTGATTGTGTTAGGTAGAGAGGGGTAGAAATACTCCTCTTTTTTTTTCTCAGGATCTGAGATATTAAAAATGTTTGTTAAATTAGAGGGATGATACATAAACACATAATACAATCAAATAAGACTTTACGCTATCTAGAGAGAGCGAGGGAGGGTAAGATATCAGAGGCATCAAGATTTGGAGTAGGAGAGATAGATGATCACTTAAGATTCAAGAAGGGAAACTTCGTAGTAGTAACAGGACACGCTAATGTAGGAAAGACTCACACGATGACCTACCTACAATTACTACATACCTTAGAGAATGGAACTAGATGGCTGATCTATTCCTCAGAGAATGAGGTTCAATCACTCCAGAGAAAGATCATTGAATTCCTAGCTGGAAAGCCAATCAATCAGATTGATGAGCAGACATTCTGGAGACATCACGCTTTTGTTGAAGGACATTGGGCATTCATAGATTCAGAGTTAATCGTTAATGCTTTTGAATTATTAGATATCGCTAGAGAGATCTATGATGCTTGGGAGTTTCAGGGAATGATGATAGATCCTTATAACTCGCTAACGATAAAGAAGGAAGATGTAGGTAAGGGAATCTCAACGCATGAATACCATTACGAGGTAACAAGCCATATTAGAAAGTTCTGTAAGGAATATGGTGTAACCACGATAGTCAATACGCATCCTGCAACACAGGCACTAAGACAAGTTCATAGAGGATCACATGAATATGTAAATCATACGATGCCTCCTATGGCTAGTGATGTTGAAGGTGGTGGTAAATTCGTGAACCGCTCTGATGAATTTTTTGTGATTCACAGGTACACGCAGCATAGTCAGGATTGGATCTTTACAGATATCCATGTAAGGAAGGTGAAGGAGTTAGAATCTGGAGGTAGACCTACACCATTAGATTTACCGATCAGGATGGAATCTACAAATGGAAATTGTGGGTTTAGAATTAATGGAATAAATTTGGTAACTAAAGAAAGACAATTAGATGGATCTCCATTTTGAAGGGAATAGGCTATACTATATGGAAAAGGAATCAGAGTTATATCAGGCTCTAGATTACCTAAGTAAAGAATTGAGTGATCAGGAATCAATGACTAAAGAGCAGATGTGGGAGGTGTTTCATATCTGTGCTGATACCGCAGCAGTCTATAGACATATAACAGATTACTTTACGACTCTAGATAAACTGATCCTAGATGCTAGGATTAAGAATGGTAAGTTGAAGCAGGAGTTGTATGATCTGAAGAAAGAGAATCATAAATTAAATGAGATGCTAAATAGAGAAATGGATGGATTTTAAAAGGAAGATGCTCAACGGACAGAGGTTTGAGATCAATGGTATGGAGTTCGTATGTATGGAGACTCATGCATATCTGCAAACGAGAACCGATCAGGAAGAATCAGATATTGATGTAGGATCTAGTTATTACATAGTGAGAAACACATCAACAGGGAGACTGCACAGGATCCCATTTCAAAAGATAATAGATAAAGAAAAAGAGATAACATGGAAGATTTAAGTAAAATATTGAAGGAGTATTATGATGAGATCAATCTGATCCCTAATAATACTAGAGAAACAGAACAGGTATATGCAAGATCAGCTATGATGGTCTCAATGAGAAAGTATATGACCTTGATGCAGATAGGCAGGATCTTTGATAAGAATCATGCTACAATACATCACGCAGTAAAGAATCATGAGATCAATCATGATTGGAGTGAGTTGTATAGATTCTACTTCTCAACTGCAACGCAGATGCTTCTGGATTGCCCTATTGAGAACATTCAAAGTGATAACAGATTACAGGCTCAATTTACTAGACAGAAGATGAGAATTGTAGAACTAGAGTATGAAGTGCAGAAATTAACATTGAAGTGTCAAGAATTGAATGATAATTGCAGTATATTACGAAAACAAAATAAAAACTTTAAGGAGTTGATAAATGCAAATTGAATTTAGCCCTTTATATGGATTGATGTTTGGAGTTAATTATGCTTACTATCCTGAGGATTTTGAGCGTAAACCAATGCACCTGATCCAGATGGGGCTAGGTTTAGTTATGGTACAAATATCATGGGAAGAATAGAAACATTCTACAGAAAGAATTTCAAGAGACTCACAGGATTCATTAAGGAATATACTGATGGTTCTTATGAGATTGCATCTGATATAGTTCAGATGGTGTTTCTACGACTTTTAGAATTAGAGAGCGAAGGGAGAACCAACTTTTACGAGGAGGACTCCCTTAACTTTTTTTATGTCTATAGATCCTGTATCAATACGGCTCTTAAATATCAGAGAGCAAAGAAGAAGATTAATAAGGTATCTCTAGAGGATTTTGATATTGAAGATTATAAACCATATCCAGAGGAGAAAGCAGCACTTGAGAAACTCATAACGATAATGGAGGATGAGATGAAGGAACTTCATTGGTATGATGAGAAGATGATCAGAATACATATGGAAGGAACGAGTATGAACCAGATCCATAGAGATACAGATATAGGTTTAACATCAATTAAGAATACGATCAAGAATGGCAAAGCAAGAATCCACGACAGACTCAGAGAAGATTGGGAAGATTTCGGAAACGGAGACTACGAAAAAATCTAAGAAGAGAGGTAGACCAAAGGGAAGTAAGAATAAGCCTAAGGGCTTAGGAGATACTATTGAGCAGTTCACAGAAGCTACAGGAATCAAGAAGGTAGTTAAGGCTATTGCAGGTGAGGATTGTGGATGTGATGAGCGTAGAGATGCATTGAACAAGTTATTCCCTTATAAGAAGGTTCAGCCTGAATGCTTAGAGCCTGATGAGATTGAATATCTATCTACAGGGATATTAAGAAAAAGTACACTTAAGTATCAGGATCGTGAGATGATTGCTACGATTCACGCTAGAGTGTTTAACCATAAGTTTGACATACCCTGTACCTGCTCACCTAAGATCTGGATGCAATGGGTAAGAGAACTTCAAGAACTGCTAGATGCAACTAAGGAAGTATCTTAAGGAAGGGAGAAAACTTAGTGATGATAGAACCGCTATTTGTGTTGATGTAGGCAAATCAGGAGAAGCATTATTCAAGGAACTCACAGGAGCACATAAATCTTCACTTGCTGATGACAAGAAGCACATAGACTTCTATTGGGGAGATATGAAGGTGGATGTCAAAGGATTGAAGAAGATGCATCATTCTGGATATATCCTTCTGGAGTTTATTAATGTCTGGGGAGGTCATGGATGGTGTAGTAAAAAGAGCAAGGCAGAGTATATAGCCTTTCAATTTCCAGATGCCTTCTATATATTCAGGAAGAATCACCTGAGGAGAAGAGCATTAGATTTGTGTGAGGAGTTTGATAGGTCTAAGGTCTTGAGAAAGAATTGGATTCCATATCAGGAAGCGATGTATAAGTGGGTAGGTAGATATAGCGCACAGGATGTGTTTACTTATCTGAAGATGGAAGATGTACAGGATCTGATCTTTGAGATCCTACCATATAAAATAGTAGAGAAATGATATTGATATTATTTGGGATAGGATTAGGTATTGCTCTTAATCAGATCAGATCACTCA